CGCTCCAACGCCCAAGAAATCATGCAAGGAATCAGAGAAGGAATGAGGTCTTAAGACATGAATACATCATCGCTCTACTGGTTCGCTGAGGACGGCTCCTACGGTGGAGGTCTCCCACTTGTGACCGTCACCGACAGATGGACGGAGGAGGATTGGGCCAAGGTGCAAGACGCCACCGACTCGACCCGCCTTGACATCGCCCGCCAAATCACCGACCGCCTCGCCATCGAAGACTACTTAGAGGGTCTTAAGGCAGACCTCGAAGTGGAGGTAGACCTACACGGCGGACGTACCCAACTGGCCTACGACCTCCGAACCGCAATCATCAAGACAGAAAAAGAACTAGCAGAAATCAAGGAGTCTTAAGACATGAACACCTATCAAATAACAATCACAATCACGAGTCAGTTCAATCCGCATCACTGGGACTGGGAGGAAATCCTACGGTTAGAGAACGGTGAGAAGATTCATAGCGCCTACTGTGAAGAGGTCACAGGCAAGAGCCACGAGATAGAGCCCGACGACCTCGACGATTTCATCTATGCAGTGTGGTTCGACGAGATGCCCGACGACGAAGAGGAGGCACGGACATTCCACAACCAAGCCCTAATGCGTATCGCAGACACGGTAGGAATCTTCTTGCACGACCTCCGTCCACAGGGCTCCGATTGCCCCGACTATGACGAGGTAGAGCGCCGAGTAAACAAAGCAGGGCTCGACACATACAACAGTGACACCCGCTTCATCATCTTCACACCACGACCACTAATGGAGGACTAAGAAATGAAACACCAACTAACAATCATCTGGAGAGAGAGCGACGGGCGCACGTACTGGCGCACAGGGCAGGCGTTCGAGTCGATCGACTGGGCAGACGGCATAGCCCGAGAGATTGCATACTGCACAGCAGGAGACGAGGGTGCCGAGATACTGGCGGTGTTCCCTAACGCTTCAGAGCGGACACTCCGAAACATGAGTGCCATCTATGAGGCGGTGGAATCACTGTCTTAAGACAAGGGGCGGGGCTTGGCCTTAGTCGGGAGCGACACCCGACCGTCCACCATGCGAGCCACGATGGTGAGCAGTAGACAACACTCCGAAGGGGAGAACAATGAACAGCCAATCAACTACAACAGACACCAGAGTCAGGGTGCCTATCGGGGAGGTGCGCAACGGCTACAAGATCGTTGTGAACACTGACGATAGACCGAGCGAGCAACTCCTCGTGACCGTGGCCGAGGTGCACTATCAACTGTATTCATTCCAAGGTTGGTATGAAATCATCGACACCGATGGCAACCACTGGCAGTTTAATAACAGCGACATCGTCGAGGTCGAGTCTTAAGACAGACGTGTGACATAGTTCACACTTGACAAACGTATAACACTTATATAAAATCTAATCATGTCATCCGACATAACAACTCCGAAGGGGAGAACAATGAAAAAGTACAACGTCACATTCCACTACTCAGTAGAGATAGAAGCGGAAGATGAAGAGATGGCAGAGGAGCAAGCGTGGTCGAAGTTCGGCAACCCTGACTTCACTAGCAACGATGACTTCGCTACCACGGTAGAGGAAAAGATCGAGTCACTAGAAATGCAGACATCAACCGTCGATGACATCATGGCCAACAGTGTCGAACTAACACTTAAGGCAGAAGAACTCATCACGAAATGGGAAGACGAAGAAGATTGGTGGGAGAACGTCACAGTGGGACGACACAACTTCGACATCAACATCTTCTACTGGAAGGATGATGAAGGGGATTCTGTGCGGATAGCCACAGCGCACCCAGTAGCACACGATGGTACGGGTTACGGCGTGACCGACATGAGTAACTTCGTCCGTCTCATCGTCAAGAAAGTCGAGGCTTAAGACATGAAGAAGTACGCACACAACCATCCAGCAGTACGTGCATGGACACCAGAACTACAACTAGAAAAAGAAAAGAGAGAGACAATGGAACGTAAACAATTCCGTAAAGTAATCGCACAAAAAATTGAGACACTCATCGCAGTGACATTCCTCATCGGTTCACTACCAACCATCGCATGGCTATCAGAGAACAACGCTCCCATATTCATCACGCTAGGCTCATCATTCTCGATGATCGGTTTCGCACTTGCAATCCTCATGGAGGAGCAGAAGGGATGAGCATCTTCGCTGAGTATCGGATACGGTGCGACGAGTGCGCTCGTATCTCGATACTTACGGGGAGCCAACCACGCTGGGTATGGAAACAGGCAAAGGGGAACCAATGGCAACGGCGACTAGGAAAAGACATCTGTCCATCGTGCGCAGATATAAACGAAGACTACTGGAGCACCGAGTTCTAAGGACTCCAGTACCAGAACCTAAGAAGTACGTCATCGTCAGACTTAAGGCAGGAGGTGGGCATTACTACTTCCGCTACGACTTCGAGGAGGTCTGGCGCTGGACAACTTCAATCCACGAAGCACAAACCTTTAACACTTTAGACAGGGCAGAGTCAGAAGCAATGAACTGTTCGGTCTACTACAAATCCCGCTATGAGATAAAACAAATCGGATAAATAACTGCTAGCATCAGATCGGCTCCAGTCATGGGTTTCCCCTTCCCCGTGGCTGGAGCCTTATCCGTTCCTGAAACAACTGCTCCCGCTCCTTGGGTGTGTAGCCACCCCACATCCCGTCACGACGGCCTGACTCTTCCTCGAACTTCATCTGGTACTCAAGACACTCATGTCTTACGACACACTCACGACAGATAGCCCGTGCTTGATCCCAACAGTGAGGGCCAGTCTGTCCTCGGTCTACGTCAGGGAAAAAGATTGTCGGGTCAATCCTCGCTATCCCTGCACATGCGGCCTTTTCAAACCAAATCATTTTCTTCTTCCCCTTTTTGCTTTCTTAAGTTCTAGTTTTGCGTTTGTTGTTTTGTGTTGATGGCAGATACACGGACACGTATCGTGAACCGATTGTGGCCAGCGCTCGATCGCCCGTTCTACTGTCCCGCAGTGCGTACAGTCGGGGTGTGCCCGTGTAAATTGCCAGAGCCCGTCACTCAACGATGCTCTTTCGTTCGTTAATCATGCTGAGACAGCCGAGATAACCGATGGCATCCACGACAGAATCGTGGTGCCACCGATTGTTCTCACGTGCTGTGCGCATCCGTGCAAGTTTCATAGCGAGAGGGAACAACACTGCCTCCTCAACACTTAGAGATACCCCCGACAGACTTTCAAAGATGGAAGCCACCTTTGAGTAGTCGTCATACGGGTGTGCGTAATCGTTGTTACGGTCTCCCGTAATAAGGTCATACGCCTCGATGCATATCTCAGCCCCCGCTAACGAGTGGGTTTCTCCATGTTGTTGGCGGATGGTTTTCTTCGACACTTTTCTTTTCCTCTAATGAACTGTACGGTCTTATGACATGAACACATGGATCGAATCCTTCTTCGAACTCTTGTTCTTCTTCGGCGGTGTATGGAATACCGTCATGCGTTGAACAGACGGGTGGCCCGACGAACCCTCTCATCAGGCCAATCTCCATCCATTCATCGAAGTGGATCTTCGACAAGTCCATTTAGAAATCCTCGAAGTCTGACGCTGGGCGTGCATTAGGGAAGACGTTGCCGATCTTCTGCATCACTGCATCTGTCTGGTCTTTGACCCAACGATCCCAACGTACTGACATACCGATTTCGTCAGCAACAACTTTGACAGACTTGCCTTTAGTGCCGTCCTTCTTGGTGTATTCCTCAACCTCGTAACGTCCATGGACGATAACGCTGTTGCCTTTGGTTGCTGAAGCGACGAAGTTCTCTGCGAGAGATCCGAACACGATGACGTTGTGCCATGTTGTTTTCTTCTTGTCGTCTTTGCCGTAGGTGTCTGCTACTGAGAACTCAGCGATGGCCATGCCGCTTGCTGAGAACTTCAGTTCTGGGTCGGAACCCACGTTGCCGTGGATAGTGATGTGGTTCATTGGGTTTCCCCTTCTTTCTTTAGTGGTTTGGTTTTATTGACTGCCTTAGAGCAGACATGTGTTGGTGCCTGTGTTGGCGTGACATAGAGAGTAACCCTGATGCCACACCTTTCACAAGTCCAGATCGTTTTTTCCATTGACTCTTTCCCTTCTACAAGTTCTGCATTCTCGTGAATTGTCTGGTCGAGTGTAAGTGTTTTCTTCTGTGTATTCATGCCCGTATAGGCAGTGAGTTTTGTTTTTATGGAAGTGTCGTCCACGTTCCACCATGTCCTGCATGTTCTCTGATTGTGTTCCCCCTTTGAGATGGTGTGGGTTGACGCATCGACGGTTGTCGCATGTGTGTCTTACGACAGGAGGCCAGTAAAGGTTTGCGATAAAGAATGAGAAGCGGTGTACTGCACGGTGTTTACCCCAGACATAGAACTGTCCGTATCCGTCACCACGTAGTCCGCCTTTCCATTCCCAGCAATCTTCAGGGTCACCTATCGAGACACGTTGCCAGAACCGTTTGGTTTCTTTGTATCCCATTGTTTCCATGCGTGATGTCCCTTGTCAAGAGAATAGTCATAGAGCGCTTTAGCGGCGGTCAGGTTGACGACTGGGTTGAGTAGATCATCGACGGTGTTAATGATTCCCTTCTGTCTTAAGTATGTAACCCAAGAGCGGTCGTTGATTTGAGTGAGCCCGAAGTCTGCTGACTTGACTGCTTTGCATTTGCGGTACTGCTTCCAAGGTTTCAGTTTGCAATCTTTATGGGTGAGGGGTTTGCGGTAGTTCCAGCCGACTGCTTTGGACTGGCACTTGGATTCTCGATACACGATTCGATCGAGGGTTTTGAGGTCTTTCTTTCGGAAGCCCACCTCTAGGGCTATACGCATAGCCTTCGGGCATTTGAAGGGCTGAGAGGCCGTCTGAGAGGCCAATGCGGGGGTTGTAGGGATAAGGGTTGCGATGAATATGAGTGGGGTCAGTATGCGTTTTCGCATGGGGCCTCCTTTGTTAGGACGATAAGGACGTGTATCTCTCTATACCTACCTCCGAAATGTGAAACGGATCAAGTTAGTCTAGCCGAAATATCTCGCACTTACCAATCGGAACAGCAATGAACTGCTCATCAGATGTGTACTTGGTTTGCTTACTTACGACAGGAACCTGCGCCAACGTCTCGCCATCAACAACGAGAACATAAGACCGATCATCATTCAACATTGTGAAGTAATGATTAGGTGCAATGAACTTCTGTTTACGAGCAGAGAAGTGCACAGTTCCAAATGGAAAATCTTTCCCCTTCCAATTATGTTTCACCTCTACTTCAAAACCATAATCAGACCAGTCCTTAAATGCAAGAACATCAATCCCATATTGGTCAGGGTTAACCCAAGCGTAGAAGTTATTGGCATGTAGCCAGTCGATGATTGCGAACTTCGCATTGTCATCAGCCAGATACAAGCCAACATCGAAAGGTTTCTTCAAGTCAGTCGCCTTGGTATCTGCCAGGTGGGTAAACCTTAAGCGGATCAACCTTGCCGTTGTTCATCATGTTGACTACGAAGTCAACCGATTCAATTACGGATTCAACGAATGTCTTTTCTGTAACTTCTTTTTCTTCTTCATTTTCCATTAGTATCCTGCTTCCTTTAGTAGTTCAACAAATAATCCGAATGGTAAAACTGCATACCAATCCTCAACCTTTAACGTGCCACGCTTCTTAGCAACCACTGTTCCAGTGTTGGCCTCAGCGTTAGCAATCTCTTCCTTAAGTTCGGACACCCACTCACTAAGTTTCAACGTGCCGTGATCCTTCACCTCGAAGACAACAGGCCCACACCCAGTGATGTCACCCTTGTCGTTGATGCCATGCAGTGCACGACGCTCAGCATAAGGGAACCCATTGTCTTTCAGGTACTTCACAACTGCTGTCTCAGCGGCAGTGCCTTTCTGTTTAGCCTTACTCACCGCTTAACGCTTTCTCTACGGCCAGCAACCTCTGACATAAGTCAAGAAAGAACTCATGCGTAGGAATAATCGAATCCTCATACGGGACAAGTTCCCCCTTCGAATAAGTCTTAAAGATATGTTCGATCGCATCAGCCATCGCCTCCACAGTTGGAGGAGTTTTATAACCAGTAGTCACAACTCCCCCTATGTGTAGGTACGTGCAAGTTCTGACGTAAGTCTCGAACACTCAGCAGACAAAACAGAAACAGTTGATTCAAGTTGAGCGACACGTTCCCACGCACGGGTGTTGTCTTTCAATGCGTTATCTAGTTTCTCCTGAACCTCTCGCACCATCTCCGATGCCGTATCGATATGTACATAATCGGTAGCCATTAGAACGGCTCCTCAATCTGGTCACGATTCCATGCTTCGATAAGGAGGTCACGGAACAATCTGCTCCGCTTCACCCCCCTCGACTCGCACAGGTCAGCAATCTGCTTCAACTGTTTCTCTGTTACACGAAGACCAATGATCCGTACTGATGCTTCGGCTGAATCAGGGTCGACTGTTCTTTTGTTAGGCATCGTTCTTACGCTCCTTCTTGAAATGCTTTGAGGTCTTTGAATGATTCACGCAATGCGCCAAGGTCTGCTTCCTTGATTCCTTTAGTCCAGTCAAGGCCAGCATTCTTTGCCACTACCTCTGGATCAAGGTTCGCTTTAGTGCAGGCTGTAACGAACTGGTTACGTTGCTCTTCGGAAAGTTCAGCGTTGGCTTCTTGAGCGGCCGCTTTAGCGGTAGCACGTTGTGCGATCTCCACTGCCTTACTGACACGTGGGCCAGTATCTTTCTTGTTTGGCACGGGACCGTTGGGTGCATGTGCGGGGCTATGTTCCAAGTCTTCCCATTCCTGCTTCGTCCAAAGGCTAAGACAAAACCCGAATCGCATGGCGCAGTTCCTAATGAGGTCGCTTATTAGTTCCTTCATTAAGTCAGGCTTGTTAGGTAGGCATGAGCCGACACCGAGACGGCGTACCCCATGTACTGTCATCCATCCAGCCATGTGTGCCATGCCGTTCTCTACACGGTAGGCAGGTAGACCATCAGCATCGAAGGCCACTGGCTCCCATGTCCATCCACTGTCCACTTCGAGAAGCATTTTTGTTACGTCAGCGTGGCCGACGAAGGACAACTGCTGACCACCCTTCGGCAACTTGCCAACAATCTTCGGGTCTGGTACTCCGTACTTGTTGAGGACCTCATCGAGGCCGATTGATTTCTTTTCCATTATTTGTTCCCCTTTACTAGGAATGTTCTTGTGGTTACTTGTTTGCTGAAGTTGCGTGCGATGTCTGGGTGTGCGGCTTTGAATGCCTTGATGTCTAGCGACTCTCGTGTCTGACCCTTCCATGTCGCAACAGTTACACCATTCACTGTAGCGGTGTCAGCGTCTCCCATCAACTCGCAAATCTTTGCTTTGAGTTGGTCTTCCATCTCGGCGTATGCCTTGGCTTCTGACTTGACATGACGTAACTGCTCGATGAGTTCAAGGACATCATCTGAAAGTTCTACTGTCTTAGGTTCGGAACGTGAGTAGCGTGTCGAGATGGTTTCGTATGACCACTTAACACCGACTGGTGTCATACCAAGATCAATAGCGTTCAACCATTTCTCGACAGCGGAAATATGTTCTGCCTGTTCAGCAGGTGTCACTGTCTGAACGTGGGTATACAACTTCAGTGATGGGTCAAAGATTGCCCATGTGATTTCTGTGACGTCTGCACAGATCGCTTGCTGTACGCCTTGGATGCGCCAGTAATCAGGAAGGATTCCTTCCCAGTTCTTGGTGGTGGTTTTGATTTCGAGAACCTTGCGGGTGTCTCCATCTTCGTAGAAACCGTCAAGGGTAGAGATCATTCGAGCACCACCTTTGGATTCTGCTACGAACATTTCCTCTGGTGTGATGTACGAAATACCGAGACGGTCAGATGCCCACTGCATGATGGGGTCTTCGAGACGGTTGCCTCGCTCCATCGCTTCGTTGGGTGGTACTGGTGTTGGTGGTACCTCTGACATGAGTTCAGCGGCGTAGGTGTCCATTGCTACGAATGGGTGGAGTCCGTAGATAGCGGCGGCCGCTGAGGCTGAAACCCGCTTGTTCCCTTTCTCATCCCAGAACCGTGCATTTAGCCAGTCGCCTGAACCATGTGTTGGTTTAGTTATCCGATAACGGTGAAGCGCCATAAGGCCCCCTTCTATGTTGAGTGATTGTCGGTCACTTTACATAAGGGGTGTGCCAAGGTCAAGTTCTGTTACACATTTATTTTGGATTTGTGACAAGAGTCACTTCACGTACCATTCCCGCTGGGATATGGAACGGATGAATGCCTTCACCTTCAGTGATGGTTTGCCACACAGTGAGATGATCTTTCTTTCCGCCTGGCATGTCGTGGGGAACCATGTAGCCAACGGTGGTAACAATTACTTCTCCGTCGTCTTCGTAGTCTTCTAGTTCTTGCCATCCACCATGACCGCAATGAGCATCAGCCCAACGGATAACAACAATTGGAAATTCGGTTGGTTCAATCTTCTGATCCGTCACTTGTGTCACCTTCCGTTTTGCAATGAGGACAGAATCTGCCCTCGCTAACATGCCAGCCAAAGTCGCAGGTTGGGCATGTCAGCCAGTTCTTCATTGTGGTCATGGGGCTAGATTAGCCGAGCCCTAAGCGGCCTGTTTGGGGCGGGATCTCAAGGATTGGAGCCGCTCAAAAGCCTTCAGGAAAGCCTCGTGGTCGTTTGCTGGGACTACTACCTTGCGCAGGTATTGGATGAGAATGTCAATGTCTTGCTGTGTCATAAGACAGGAAAACATACCACCATGAGGGTGTGTTTATCTTCTGTTTTACTTTTTAGGTTTGGTAATTATTTCTTCGACTTCGTTGAGTCGGCGTTCGATACGGTCGATTGCATCTCGTAGCGATGATCCACCGTTATTGTTCATGTTTTGTTCTACGGTTGATACTGCTTTTTCTATTCGTCGAGCCCACGAGACAACAGGCTTAACGAGTGTGCGAAAGATAATTCCTAGTGCGCCTACTACTGCACCAGCGGTGATGATCCATTGTGCGATAGTCATTCGTAGAACCAATCGCTTCCGTCTTCGATCTTGATAATCGCACGATAAATACTAATAACGACGGCGACAGAGGCAATGCCAATCGTCATCCATCCAGCGATTATCCACTTAGTCATGTCATCCCACCGTGTAGAAAAGTACTTTAATCATAGGTCGTGGTGAACCATAGCACAGTTCAGAAGATGTCTGGGCCATCCTTCTTTTTGAATACATGAATAATTATGTAGTTCTTTTCCTGGCCTTCACTATTGCACAACTTGCAATCTTGACTGTCACACTTCTCTTGGTCGTCTCGGAAGATTATGTCAATAACCACGTCGTCAGGAGCATCAAATTCGTAGTCGTCTGGGATGTCCTCGAAGGAACCATACTCTTGAATAGCAGAGATCAAATCAACAATGAAATCGTTGAACTCATCAAGCGGATCGAACTTCTCTCCGTTCATATCCAACTCTAAACCATCTAATTCATCAATGGTTGCGGGAACAAATTCAATATCGTCATGTTCTGGGTGTGCAGTGTCGTTATAATTCTGAACAATTTTGGCGAACTCAAAATAGATATGACGATTGTAAGCGGCGGATCTTTCGTCTTCGTTGTTTCCCATACCGTGATGGTACTACGTGTCCAGCCCTACGGACAAATTAATTGTGTCGGCCAAAACCTTCGTCGTTTGGGTTAAGCCAACGGACAAGTGGTGGCAAAACTGATGCAAGTCCAGCGGCCCACAAGGCACCAAGATCACGTTCCCCTGCGAGGTACAGGGTGAGTGATGCGGCGATAAATACACGAGCATAAGACAGGGCTATCGGTTTGATTTGTTCTACTAATTCTTTCATGGCGTCTCCTACGTGATGCTATATGAGATGTTTACTTGGGCGATACTTCTTCCAGTAAAGCGTAGTTTATATGTGACGTATGGGGTGGAAGCCACTGACCATGAACCGAATGTGCTAACACCGTAGAAACCATCGACGTAGTTCGTGAATGGTCCCTGTCGGTAGTTTCCACCGTCATCACCAGTTCCTGATGTTGTTGATGACCCGTAAGGAATGGCGATGTCTCCACCAGCACCAGAAGGACGACGGAACGTGACACGACGAACACTGTTAGCCAAGAGGCTTGAGCCGACGGCGTCAACTTCACGGAACTCGTAAGAGTCGATGACCGTTCCGAAACCACCAGTAAAGTTAACTGTTTCACCGATTGTTTCATCGAAGCGAACTGTCTTGTTGTAGTCGAAGTTCTGTGCGGCGTTACGTGTCAACGGTCTACCAGCGTAAACAGTGTTGGTGTTTGACCATGCTCCGTAGTATGTAACACCGAGGTATGTTCTGTATGCTCTCCAACGGACATAGAACGTCTGATCCTGGTTCATACCGAAAACTAGATCTCTGTCTGCTTCGGTGCCGCCAGCAGTAGAACCATTATCGAGGGACCACTGGTAACTTGTTGCGTTTGTTACAGCAGTACAAGAAGTGTAGAACAGAATCTGTTGTCCATCCCACGTACTATTCGAATAGCCCCAGTCCCTGTTAATAGAAGTAGATGATGATGGTGTGCCGACACCCTGACTTACGCCAGCACCACAAGAAATCTTTTCTGTTTCAGTCGGGCCAGCAAAAGCAGAAACCGTATATGTATAGGTTGTCTGAAGAGCAGGCAATGTGTCCGTTGTTTGTGTCGCATTAGCGGGCACATCTTTCACGTAAACATTGTTTCGGTAAAGTTTGTATCCCTCTTGCCCCACTCCAGGTGTCCAAGAAATGGTTGCTGTCACATCAGACAAACTTGTAGATCCATTAGTGGGGGCAGTTAAACGAACCCAAACCTTCTTCCATTCTCCGTTATGTTTCATGTAAACATCGGAGGAAAGTTTCCATGTGCCGTCAAGTTTTCCTTGTACAGCATTCCAGTCTTTCCATGTGCCGCCAAGATACGCCTTGGGGACGTTTCCGTTAGCACCAGGCATTAGATCACCTTAACCCAGATGTCACCATTCTTGCCTCCAGTGGGGTCACTGGTAGAAACAGTCATCTGAGGAACCGTGGTGTAATCAATCTTGTCGTTGGTTACAGCATCGTCGGCAATCTTCGCTGTGGTTACTCCAAGGTTTTTTAACTGCAAAGCGTCCGTCTGGATTTCGATAGTTGAATCGTCGACATTGACGGCAAGTGCATCTCCAGCACCACCAACCAAACCAGATCCTGCTACCTCGGAAGCAACCTTGGCGGCAGTCACAGAGGCAGAAGCCAGTTCGCTTGTTCCGACGGCACCGCTTGCAATCTTGTCTGCCGTTACAGCATCGTTAGCAATCTTGGCTGTCGTCACGTTTGCATCGAGGATCTTAACGGTAGTTACTGCATCATTAACAATCTTGGCTGTGGTTACGGAGTCACTTGCCAATCCGTTAGCGCTGACCGTTCCCCATTTAATTCCATTAGTGGCTGATGAGTCGGCTTGAAGAACATGTGCATTCGTGCCGACGGCGAGGCGGTTGATATTCGATCCATCTGTGGTAATGACATCACCCTTGGTGGTCATGGTCGAAGCAATTTCGTTTGCCTCTCCTGCTTCAGTTGCGGTGAAGACGGGGTAGCAGATAGCGCCAGAGTTGTGAGACACGGCATTTGTGTCGTCTTGGCCTCGGACCACTGTGATGGTTAAAGAAGAAACACCAGTGACTTTCATCTTTTCTTCTTTGGCTGTGCCTGGGTCAACGACGATAAAGAAGGGGTACACGTTTGGCCAGTTAGTGACAGCAGTCACAGTAAACGTGGTATCGGAGTTGGTCGGGCTTGAGGTCAGCGTCGTGCTAACGCTTGAGCCTGAATATCCTTTTCTTACTGGTAGCGTCATACTTACTCCTAGTTTTCGACCGATCTCATAGTAACAGTAGCAGTACCATCCCAGTCCCATTTCTTGCCATAGCCGTCAACGGGTGTCCATTCAAAGTCTTCGACGATGACTGTGTGGAAAGTATTGCCTATCTGAAGGGTGACAATTCCAGGGTCAGAAATCAATCTGTCGAGATTATCTAACTCTTCTTGGACGTTTATGTAATGGTCCTTTTCCCTGATTCTCATCTTGTGGTGGAGAAGAATCGGGATAACAAAAACCTGTGAGCGGAAAGGTGCGGCATAAGCCCTGGCCATCCATCGGGTAAAGATCGGCCCCGTGGTAGCGGTTGCCCTGTTGAGTACAAACTTAAATGAAGCCTCAATGGTTTTCTCATCAGACCCGTCATAGGTGTACTCGGTACTTCCTGTTGTTGACCAGGTATCGAGCGACTCGTATCCGTTGGTGTCTAACTGAAGGAATGCCGTAATAGATCCCACTAATGGTTCTGCTCGGGCGTCTACTTTGGCTACGAACTTACGGTCTGGGATACCCCAACGGTAAATTCCGCTTTCAATTTCTCCAGATGCCACAAGGTTGGCCGTGTCTTCGACAATTATTCCTATCCCTGAAATGGTAAAGATTCGTTTTCCTTGTAGTGATGTCACTGAAAGAACTGCTTCAGTGTTGGAATACATTAAGTCTGTGGCGTAAGCGGGTGTGTTCGCTGAAGTGAATTGGGAAAGATCAAGACGCCCAAGGCCAGAAGATGTTCCGTCGTAGTTCGTCCATCCGAACCATACGAACCTATCTTCGGCAGTGAAGTCATACACTGGCCCTGTTGTTGGGATGATTGATCCCGCTACGAGATTGTTATTTGCGTCTGTTGAACAGAAGCGAACACCCTTGTTTGTACCCAGCAAGATAAATCCTAAGTATCCATAGATCGAGGAAACTATTTCTCCTACTGGTAGTTCCAGAGAAACAACTGGTACGTCCAATGTGCCATCTGTTTTGATGGTGATCTTGTAGATATATGAATGTTCTCCAGAATGGGCGGCGGCGTAAACAGCATTTTGCCCTGATGCGGCACCAACCCAACGCATCGATGTATCTGGGTTGTCATAGAAAACTGTATGACCTCCAGACCCCACACCGATTGCATATAGGTCTTGGGCTACTGCCGCAAAGCCACGTCCTTTTGCGTATCCAAATGCGTAATAGGTTTGGTTTGCTGTGCCACTGGTTGGGTAAAACAAAGATACAGATGCCGAACCTGGGGTGGTTATATAGATGTCGTTGTTCGTGTATGCAATATAGACATTGACACCGTTGGTTTCTAAGCCAGTGATGGCGGTACCAGGAGAACCAGTGGTAACAGATGTCCACGTTGGGGATGAAGCAAATGGGTTGGTTGAGTACTTAAGTACGGAACCGTCTGCCACATATAGATACTCTGTTCCGTTGCTTGCTTTTACAACACAAGTGAAAAGGTTCGTGTTTGTGGAACCTAAAGAAAGTTTCGTTGAGTTGAGAAGTTTTACATGTCCCTTGGTCCAAGGGTTAATTCCTTTTGACTTATAGAAACGGAAGTCTTGTGCTGATGCGGCGTCGGCATATTCTTGTCCAGCCCCTAAATGCCAAGAGTCCTGGCCTCTACGCCACAGGCCGCCAGGGTTGATCGCTGATTCTCCTGGTGCTGTAGAAATGTCTTGAGAATCTCTAACACGTGGTTCGTATCCACGCTGGAATCTCCCTGATTTCATGTCGATCATGTAAGGGCGACCATCGATGGCGACAGGGTAAACATCTGGTACGAGGGCTGATGTTCCCGTACCAGAGAAGTACGGTGGGGTTCCTACAAAAGGAAGCGTAAAGGTTGGGGCGGACATTTGTTACGTCCTTTGCAAGAACGTGGGGTACCTTCGAGTTAGTTTCGCCGCTTCAGCAGTGATGCGGTCACGACGTAAACGGAGAAGGTTGGTAATCGAGTTGGCTACTGCACCTGGTGGCACTTCGTCGGAGCGTCGTGTATCTCCTTGTGATTCGGTGAAGTTCCGTTTCATTTCTCGTGGAGACATCATGCGGATTTGTGCACCGATAATCAAGATGTCTTCTGCTGATTGTGGGAATCCAGCAATAAGTTGTAGGTCGTCTTGTTCGCTGTGGATGCGTGTGAATGGTGCCTTATATACGAGGCGGACATCTGATGCGGGGATGTTGCTGTCTATTTGGATTGCTAGTGACGAGCCGAAGTCTTTGGTTGGAAGGTCACGGATCAATTTGATGTCGTTGATTTTTTTATAGTCGTCCATTTTGTAGCGGTATCGGGCTTCGATGATGTCGATGACATCTGCTACAGCAGGAAGATTTGTTTGACGGTTCACGGGGGTGTACTCAATGTCCAATGTGCGAACCTGGAACAGGCCGTGCATGGGGGAACTTAAGTCAGACATTTCATCATTGATTGACTCAAGGATTTGGTTGCGGGGGAACCGTGGGTTAACAATACAGATAGTGCCCGTGGAATGAGCCACTGCTGTGGTCCCATTAAATCCACGTTCTACGGTTGCTGTCTTGGATGACTCGACAATGTCCCAAACGTACATCTGTTCCGAGCCAACCTCGATTACGGCACCACTACGAATACCACCCATGTCGTAAGACAGCACGACAGAGGTAGCGGTGGCGTTAATGCCTGAAGCGAGTTTGTTTCTCTCTTCCACCAACCCCGACAGCAACTGTCGGTGGGTGCGAGTAATCAAATGGGCGGCCGTGGTCACTTCTTTTTGTTGCCCTTCTTAGCCTTGCCAGACACCATTTTTTTACCTGATTTCTTGGATTCTGCTTTAGCCATAGCCATACCTTTAGCGCTGTACGGAAATTCTTTTTTACCGACCTTGGGCATTTGATACTCCTTAAGACAGGGACACCCGTATCATAGCCTATTGGCGATACCAGCGCAGGTTAGCCTGAAGCCTTTCATCGTCGGGGTTTAGATAGATCGCCTCAGCACCATGCTCCCACGCCATGTCTTTATCTCCAAGATGGAAGCATGCATTAGCCATAAGGTCATGAGGTAGCCAGCCCCAAGCATCTGCCTCACATAGATAGTCCAGTGGTTTTTCTTTAACTCGGAAAGCCATCTCACAGCAGGAACGTACAGCCACCCAATCTTTTCGGTCGTAGTACAAAGAAGCCAGATAAACCCAGTTCTCTCTACGGGTTGAATCTTCTGACACTGCACGCCAAGCCCAGTATTCCTTTTTGTCTGTAGCCATCTTGGCTAGGTATCGGCAGGACGCCGCACGTTCTGGTGCCCATTTAGACAACTGGAGATGTTTCCCGAAATGTTCCGCCGCCAGCATATAGTCATTATTGAAATACAGTTCACGTGCTAGGTAGAACTGGTTGCGGTCATCGTCTGGTTCTTCTTCCACCGCTAACTTAAGTAAGGGTAGATACTGGGCTCTGGATTTTGTGGGGTCGGGGTGATGATGAATCTCTAATCCGTTTATCCATTCTTGGCGTTCTGTTCCATATACGGGTTTAAGAACTTCATGTACTGGGTGTTTCCATGTGTAGCCCTGACGGGAATGGATTTTGTCACCACCGTAAACCAATCCCTCAAAACCGTCATCGTTCCAGGACCAGACATATTTATATCGGGGGCGGGTAGTAGATGGGGATACTTTTTCTAGTGCTTCACGCCATCCTGGTTGTAGCACTTCGTCCATGTCTAGCCAGATGACATAGTCAATGTATTGAGGGATAAGACTCATGGCGTAGTTTCTTGCATGGTCAAAGCGCCACGGGTCGAATACTCTGGTTTCGCAGGCAACTCCGTATCTCTCAGCAAGTTCAACAGTATTGTCCGTTGATCCAGTGTCAAGTATTAAACGATGGTCGGCATTAGCACAGGATTCAGCCCAGCGTTGAACAAATTGTGCTTCGTTTTTAGCGATGGTTGCTACAGCGATTCTCATTATTTCCCCTTCCAGGATTTTTATACGTGGCAGAACTGCCAGTGCCAGGCTTCAAACTCTGGGTTTGGTTTGCCGTTCCGTAGTTTAGACGGACCCTGTAGATAAAAGCCATAGCGGGGTGCATTGTTGCACATCCAATCGTAAGTTTCTTTAGGTACCTCTATGTCCTGGGCCATCGCCCACCCATGATTCGACATCCCTGGTGTCGCACTTGGGGCCTTACCTTTACGTAACCACCACTTACGCATTTTCCAACGGCGGGTTACTTCAGGTATGCGACCAGTGGGTTTAGAGGAGTAGCGAACCATAAACATTCGTTCCTGCTCCTCGTATGACCTGTATCCCTTTGATACACCTTTGATAGAGATCCCTGCTGTGGCGGCTTCAGCGGCCATGTGGTTCCACCAAAAAGCGGCAACACCCCACATCTTTCCTCCGCCAGTAATGTCGGCAAGTTCATGTGCGGGTATACGACCGTTGCCGTATCCCTTTAATTGTTTGGGGACTTTGAATTTCTTGACTGGCTCTTTAGTGGACATGATGCCCCCCATCAGATGGGTAAGGTTGGAAAATCCCAGCCTCAACACCACTGTTTAAGATTTCTAAAACGTGAGCGTTTCTTTCTAAAAGAACATCGTAATCAACGTTTATCCAAGTTTTAGGTCTCCCAATAACTGGCGGATTTGGTATTTCAATCCATTTCTGATTGTCTTCAAAACTAATAGTTTTTGTTATGTCCCGCATAAGTTGCCGCCATTGCTTCCATTCTTCAACTACTTCAGGGCTGAGAGGGGTATCTGTTCCCACGCACCAGTCTGATTCTTTTAGAAGCGTGTCACGTTGGTCACGAAAAACATCCATTAACTGTTCAGACGTTTCAGGTAAGGATTCTACTGTTGTCTCAGGATTCCAGTGTGTCCAACTAGCAACTGCGAGTTTCATAATTACACCTTTATAATAAAGTTGAAAGCAAGGAATGGGTTAACTACATCTAGTGGGTTATTTGCAAATCCGCCATTACCGCTAGAACCTGTAAAGTTTGCAAGGTTAGTGTTGTGAGTGTGGTTAGCGCTAATACCACCGCTAGTGAAAGCATGAGTGTGGTTTGCTGAAACACCAAACAAGAAACCAGCCATAAGAACGTTACCGCTGTTAGCGGCACGTGTTCTTGCTGTACCACCAGCGGTGTCATTGAAACCAACTGCGTTGTGACCGTGATCTGCTGAAATCGTTCCAGTGTTACCGCTATGTGAGTGATCCGAGGAAACCGTACCGCTAGTCGTATCGGGATGGTCGTGGTCAATAGTGTGCGTATGGGTTGGCAAGTTGGCAGAGTTAATAGTCTTAGACTCACCACCACCAGCAGTACCCAAAGCACGGTTAGTTAAACCAGTTCCTGTTCCAGCACCGATAGGCATACGGCTACGGGTGTCAGGAAGATTGAATGTTGTTGACCCATCACCAGCACCAAAGGTCACACCAATAGCGGCAAAAAGATTGGCGTATGTTGTTCGACTTACGGGAGTGCCGTCACAAGAAAGCCAACCAGAAGGTACGGACGACCCTGCGTACATTTGTACCGTTCCAGAAGGAATTACTGTGCCAGTTGCACCCGTTGGACCCGTTGCTCCTGTTGGTCCTGTATCACCCGTGAGTCCAGTTGCACCCGTGGGTCCCGTGGGTCCAGTAGGTCCAGTTGGTCCCGTTGGACCTGTGTCTCCTGTTGCCCCAGTTGAACCTGTTAAACCTGTAGCACCCGTGGGTCCTGTCGGGCCAGTCGGGCCTGTATCACCAGTGAGTCCAGTAGCGCCCGTAGGGCCTGTAGCACCAGCGGGTCCAGTTGGTCCTGTGACGTTGGAGTCTGCACCAGTGGGTCCAGTAGGACCTGTTGGACCTGTAGCGCCAATAGATCCTGTTGGGCCAGTAGGTCCCGTGTCACCTGTAGCGCCAGTGGGGCCCGTAGGTCCAGTAGCCCCTGTGTCGCCTTGAATGCCTTGAATGCCCTGTGCTCCCGTAGGACCCGTTGGTCCAGTGTCACCAGTTAAACCTGTAGCGCCAGTAGGACCAGTCGGGCCAGTCGGTCCGATATCACCTGTTGCTCCTGTCGGACCAGTCGGTCCTTGTATACCTTGCGGACCTGTAGGACCAGTGGGTCCAGTGTCACCTTGGATACCTTGAATACCCTGTATGCCTTGAACACCTTGAATGCCTTGCGGACCAGTCGGGCCTGTGTCGCCAGTTGCGCCAGTGGGGCCAGTCGGTCCTTGGGCACCAGTAGGTCCTGTGACTCCCTGAATGCCTTGTGATCCTGTTGGTCCCGTCTCTCCCTGTGGCCCTGTTGGACCTGTAACACCTTGTGGCCCTGTGGGTCCCGTTGGACCGATTGGGCCTGTTGGGCCTGTTGGGCCGACAGCACCAGTAGGACCTGTTACACCTTGAATACCTTGAGCACCAGTAGGACCAGTTGGTCCTGTTACTCCTTGTGATCCTTGTGGTCCTGTAGGGCCTGTTGCTCCAATAGGTCCTTGTGGTCCAACGCTTTCATTACCGATGACTTGTATGCGTGTACCGACTTCAAGAGGTACGGAAGGATCAGCAAGAGCAACGGTGAACGTATTGTTCGTTTTATAGACCGTTAGTTCTTCTGTCTGTATCGCAACAGTTACACGGGTAGTAGCCATGGCTACCTCGTTACATCAGCGAGAACAGTTACCTGGCCAGAAATTACAGTAGTAATGGTTCCTGAAGCATTCTCTTGAAGGTCCCAGTAATAGTAACCAGGGGAAAGGTCAGAGGTTTGTGCACTAGAAAACACTGCCGTAACTTCTCCGTTGGGGCCGTCGCTTACTGTGCATACAGCGGTGGCGGAGATGACGTTTGAGTCGGGACTTGTGCGCATCTGTGAAGAATATGTGCGGCCAGTTATATTGATCGGGGTAGTCCCATCTGTGGTGATAGACAGAATAATTGTTTCTGTGTCACCCCTGGTGATCGTGAGGTTTTGTGTTGCAGGTACAGCCATAGCGTTACCACTTTACCTTATTTGCCCAGTACGCCGCAGACATTTTACCTTTGGCAATGTTCTTGGCGTGGCGTGCTTTGAAGGATTCACGGCGCTTACGTGCGGCATCTGATTCCCCCGCTTTCTTAGGTGACCCAGAAACCCCCTGTTGTCCGAAGCGGATCAGTTTGACCTTGTCGCCTTCTTTAGCGAGCACAGCGTGGGACTTAGAAGCGTTCGGGGTGCGCTTTGGTTTGTTGTATCCAGAGAACTTTTCTCCACGGTATTCGATTGTCATTGCCGTGCCGCCCATGCGTTGTCCACCATATTTGGGTATTTACGTCCTGCTTTTTTGGCTCGTTCTTTAGCGGCGGACTTTTGCTTATCTGTCAATGGCTTTGATTTTTTGTTGGGGTTTTTCTTTTCCCAGATTGGTTTTGCTTTCATGCTAGGACCTTTGCATTAGAGAGAACTTCGTAAACGTTTTCAGACACCTCATACGTTACACCCTTCGTGAAGTTAAAAGACTCCTTGCCGATGTCGCATTTGAGGTTTCTGTTCAGGGTCACATTAACAGTTACGTGGGGTAAAACCCAGGTGTCTGTCTTAAGTAGAGAACCTTCAGGGAGGGCCGCTACCAGTTTATTTGTGGCTTTCTTCCAAGAAAACTTTTCTGTCTTGGAGGCCATTGACCTGGCTAGTTGGTGCTTTGTTTCACGGTTGTTGTAATGGTTAATCATGGTTTCGCATAGATAGTCCAGATTTGGTTCGTCCCAGTATCCGATGGTCTCGGCTCGAGATTTTTCACAGGGAACAACATCGCTTGCTAAATCGGAGAATTGTGATTGACCTGTGCTGTCAGAGACGATGGTAGGGATTCCGAGGGCTATCGACTGGAGTGGCATTAGACCGAATCCTTCTCCTCGGCTTGCGGCTATGTAGCAGTCTGCTTGTTGGAACCAATCCTTTTGTTCCTCTAGTGACATCCAGTTTCTATGGAGGTAGATGTTGTCACCAAGTTTCCCAATCGGGACGTCTTTGGCGTGGGGTGCGGCTTTGATGTGCAGTTCAGCGTCGGGTAGTTTTATTTTGTTAAATGCTTCGACGACTACGTCTAGGCCTTTGCGTTTCCATAGTGAACCACCAGCGTGAAATCTGTACACCCCGTCGTGTGGAACATCAGATGGTTTCCAGAAGGTGCGGTCTACACCAAGTGGCACATACGAAACATTGTCGTGATGCTGAGAGAACAGATCGACGTTGTGGTCGCAGGGCACAAGGATCTTGTCGTATTGGTCCAGCCATCTAATGAAAGATTTAGGAAGTGTGTCTGTTTCCCACATGGAAAAAAGAACACGATGCTGTCCCTCGTGCCATCCTTTAATCCCAAATGGTACGCCCATAAATACATTGACTGATGCTTTGTCGTTTAGTTCTACTGTTGCAGGAACGTGTTTAAGAAACCCTTCCAGCATTGCCCCATAGCCAAAGTTAGGGTTATTAAAGCCATGCCATGATTGATAGTTCATGGGGTTACTCTGCTTTTAAGGCTGAGGCACCTTCAATTTGCCACCGTTCTGTGGCGTGCTTTTCAAGGATGGATGCCCCGTCAATAGATTTTGGTTGAAGACCTTGCTGGCGTAGACGCTTATATGCGGGCATATCTGCGTTCCACTGTTTTTCTGTTTTATTGATTTTAGATACTTTTGCTCCACGTGTAGTGGTGGAGTTTGAACCGAAAGAAACCCCTGCTACACGACAACCAAAACAACCTTCTACATCAAGGTTGGGGTGCTTCTCACGATGCTTCAATGTAATCCTCATATCCTGCGGCTATTAGATCCGCTTCTTCATTAGCGTCAATTTCATGGATATGTCCACCGTGGTAAATCTTTTCTACGGTATCCATATCTGATGGTTGGCTCTCTGTGAAGTTCCCGTTCTTAAGTTTGAACACGTTACGGCCACGAGGCCATGGCTTTAGATAGGCGAAGATTCCTTCTTCGTCTGGTCTTCCCCACGTTACGTAGTTATCTGTAGGGGGACGGAAAATAGCCATGTCTGGATAATAACAAAACCCCCCACCCGAAGGCAGGGGGTTTCGCTATTTACTTATCCAAACGGGATTAGACGTTTGCTCCGATGCTCGAAGATGATTCGATGCGGCGCAATGCTTCCTGACGGAATACACCGTAACCAACGAAGTGCTTCCAGCCGACTGGGCGGAAACGCTTGAGGAGGTCGGTGACTTCGCCGTAAACCATTGTTGGTTGTGCACCGTATTCACCGCCGAGGCTAATGCCCTTAGCAAGTGCTTGACGGCCCATGATGAGCGTGCCGTAAACGTCAACCGTTCCAGAAGATCCTGAACCGTCTGATGCGTTTGCGAACAATGGTGCACGTGCTGTTTCGATGAAGCGAACTCCTTCGAACAATCCGATCTCACCGTTGTAGATGCCCTCTGGGTTTACAGAGTTTGCAGGTGCACGCCAAGCGGCGGCGTCTGTTGCCGAACGGAAGTCGTAGGACACGTCTGGGTGAATCACCGCAACGTATGAACCTCCGAAGGTTGGGACGTTTGCCTTACGCAACTGAGCCACTGCACGACGCACGTCATTTGCGGTGAGGATGTCCTCAGCGGCGACGGTTGCACGGCTTGTTGGGTCGGTTGCTCCGCCTGTTGCGTACAGAACGTTGCTTCCTGCCTGAGCGGCGTTACGTGCGATGGTGTCGATCGAGATACCAGCGTTGTATCCAACAGCGTTTGCGGCTACTGGGTCAACTGGGATGAACGATGTTGCACGCAGTTTCGCTGTGGTGACAGTTGCGTTACCGTACTCGTTGAGAACAACGGAAACTTGGCTATCAGTCATTGCGACAGGAGTTACGTCCTCAGCCTCACCCAAAGGTGTGGTTGCAGGTGAAAGGTCCTGGAAGATGGTGAATGTCACAGTTGCACCAGGGTTCGTGGCGTTGGTTGCCTGAACGTCTGCGAACTGATCGAAGTACATTTCGTCACGGAGGGCGAAGTATGCCAACTTCTCAAATGCGGTTTGGTCTACGGAAAGGTTGCCCGTTCCTGTTTCGGCGGCGTAGTAATCAGCCATTTTGTTTTTTCCTTTGCAGAAAGATTGTGGATGGGGTTAGCCCAGGTCAATCCCTTGGGCTTGCGCCTCTGCAAAAATCGACATTAGTTCTTGTTCGGACTGCGCATCGTTGATTCGTTTCATCCAAGATGGGCCGTCTGGTGCGGACTCTGCTCCTGCGGCGACCTTGTTACTGGTCTGCCACGCTTGCTTGTCTACATCTGAGACTTCTTGTTTGGGTGTAATCAACTGTGCTTCTTCAGCCGCACTTCTGATTGCTTCTGGGGAAAGTTCACCGTCGTAACCCTTAACGAAGTATTTGAACTTTGGTTCGGTAGGATCAATTCCTGCCTTAAGAAAGTTCACTTCTTTACGGGCTTGTTCGGCTTCCGCAAGTTGTTTTTTGAACTCACGGTTTTCTTTCTCCAACTGCTTCATCCTCGCCCTGACGGGGTTGGTTTCCTGCGGTTGATCGTCGTCCTCGTAGAACTCATCTG